CTTTTTAGTTAAACAAAAAGTTATGGACAAAAAGAGTAAAAACCGGGCTATTGACAGGAGAATCATAGATCACATAGACAAAAAGGTTAATAATAAACAAAGAGTTATGTAATTAAGCAATGAATCACACAATACACTATCCAAATTAGTTGGATTTAAAACAGTGAATCAATAAAACATATATACAAATCAAAAGAACTATGAACATTGTAAAGCGGTTCATAGAGGATAGGTCGGGTAATGGGGCTTATGTGCAAAAGGGCACAGCTCTATAGATTCCGACAAAGACGATTGATAGATATACGAAAACAAAGCATACAATTTGATTAGGCATCAAAATATACGAGAAAGAAAATACTAAAAACTGATTGCACTCTTACGCCACCCTCAACAGGGCTATGGACAAAATCAGCGGGCAGAATTCTGCTCCACCCGAAAGAACCTCGACGTAAGTTAAAGAATTATAACAAGTGATTGGAATAAAACTATATACAAGAATTGCCCGCGTCGATTCGTGGGTTGTACTTGGTGCGCTGGTGGCTGTACAAGGATCGGTTTACCGATCCCGACGATACGGGGCGTTGGACACCTGAACAAGTTCTCTCCGAACGAACGAAGATTACAAGTCCATTTTACTCTCGCGAGTGGTATCCGTGGCCCCGTGTTAGTCAGTTAATAATCAAAAATTTTTATTTCTAAGATTGCTACGACATGAGAGATGAGTATTGCGAAGGCAGCTTTCCCCATCCCATTAATGATTGCGTAGGAGATGAATTCCAACTAGACGTAGTTGGATCACCTGCAAGCTGAGAAGTATAAAGCCTTCCACCAACCATCCTCTGACTTACTCGCGGCTCAGGCATTGTGCCTGGCATCTGTGCGAGATAAGTTGGAAGACCGGCTTGTTTGAGAGCTTCCTGCTTCTGAGCAAGCTGATAATCGAACATGTTTCGTTGTAAATCATTCCGATTTGATTCGAGTCCGAGCTGCTGATTATACTCCTGTGCCGATTGTTGTGACACATGCGAGTACTGATCTTCTCTCAAATCACGAGTGAACGACTGGCTTTGAAGCGCTTGTCGTTCCTTGAATTCCCTATCCCTAGCAGCTAGCTCAGCTACAGCTGCGTTTCGTTCTCTGGCGCCAAGAAGACCAAAGATGCCTCCTGTAACAGAACCCAAGAGGTTTGAACCTCCTTGAATAGCTGCAGCT